TCCTGTGCAAATTCAGCACCCTCTGGGCGCTCGTCCAAGTGTGGGTGCGTGTCATAGGTAAACACAAAGTAATTGCCGCCTGTTGTTAAAACCTTTTCTAGGCTTAGATGTTTGCATCCTATTGCCTTGAGGATTTGGGCGCGAGTAAAGCGCTGCTTTTTGCGCTTCACTTTGATGCTGAAAATCTCCGGGTCGAAGTTGTAAACTGTATCGCTCATGCGGTTTCTCCTTTCTTTACTTCAAATAAAAAACAGTCGGCTTCGTGCAGAACCCAAACTTGCCGCCACTGGTTAATCGCCAGCGAAGCGCTCTTGCTATTCGGATATGCTTGCTCAAAAAAATCGCCGCCGTCTTCGATGCGCCAGATAATCGTAAAAGTTATGTTTAATTCTCCTCACGTTTGGCGTATGTATAGAGAACTTTCTCATTTTGTCCTCATTGACACATATATCACTTAGCTAGCATTATACAAGTACTAGACGTAACTTTTTTATGAGAGCTAAAATGAACACTGAACCTGTTGTCCTTTTTGCCCGGATCGATCCGGCCATAAAAGAAGAGTTAATCACATCAGCAAAGACCGAGCGCCGATCAGTAAACCGGCAGCTAGAGGTTATCCTTCAGAAGCATTTTAAGGCTGAACAGGTTGCGTAGAGGCTGGCACAAGTACGGCGCTAAGAAGGTCACGCTGGACGGTCACAAGTTCGACAGTCAGGCCGAGGCCAAGCACTACTTGTTTAACCTCAAGCCCAAACTGGATGCCGGCATAATCAGAAACTTGGAAATACATCCAAGAATAACGATAGAAATCAATGGGAAAAAGATATGCACTTACATCGCGGATTTCAGATACATCGATCCGAGTCAGATTGGACCGGAAGGCCAACAGGGCGCCACAGTGGTAGAGGACGTCAAAGGGTTCAAGACAGACGTCTACAAGCTGAAGAAAAAGCTGGTGGAAGCGTGCCACAAGGGAACAGTCATCCACGAAATATCGGGAGCAGAATATCGCTCAATGACATTGTCGGATGTGTTGCCGACGAAGCCGGAATAACCCCTGCCCGGCTAATAACACGCGACCGCACTCACCAGATGACCGCGTGGCGAGGTGCTGCAATCTATCTTGCCCGAGAGAAAGGCTACACTTGGGCAGAAATTGCTGAGGTTATTCAGCGAGACCAATCTTCTTGCACAAACGGCTTTAATCGCATTTCAGAAATGATGCGCGAAAACTCTGACGTCTGGCAGTCCATCGAAAACATGAGGGCAAAGCTATGATGTGCCCCGCATGTAAGTCCAGCAAAGGCATCTGCCTCACACAAGAACACTATCGCGGCCGCATCTTCAAAAAAAGAACGTGCGGAGAATGCCGCCACAAATATGAAACCGTTGAAATTTACCGGGAAAGATATGACGGCTATGTGCAAAGCAAACGCACCCTTGCCGCCCTTGGTCAACGCTCAAAGTATAGTTATTAATATGTCTGAAATGTACAAACACCAGACCCAACGTCGAGACCCCAACCGCAACCCAGATTGGAAGTACAAGCTTGCCGCCGGGGAAGCCTTCGAGGGGCGCGTCATCAACTGGCTTACCAAAGAAGGCCACGAAGCCTTTAAGCCCATCGAAAACACATACGACCTGCACATCAATATTCGCGTCCCCCTCTATGGCGCACTGCACCTCACCGGCGAGTGCAAGTGGGACATCATGGCAGAGCAAACGCGCAACCTCGCGGTGCAGACATTCGACAATGGCAAGCCCAGCGGCATTCACCCGGACGGCCCAAACCCCGAGCTATGGTTTCACGGCGTAGGCAAAGAGATGTGGGTGGCACGCACCCGCCTCATTCAGAACCTTGTCGAGATGCACCGCACAACTTGGGGCGGTCAGACAGTCCCAATGGGAAACAAATCAGAAGGCGCACAAGGCGTGCTGATACCCATCTCAGTGGCGAAGAAAGCCGTAGGCACGGATTGGGTGACGCTATGACCAAATGTCCCGACTGCCTAGGGTCAGGCAAGCTGGAAGCCATCACATGGCACTGCTTTGGTCGCGGCCCCGAGCCATGTGGCGAAGAGGTTGAATGTGAGCTGTGTGAAGGCCAAGGCACCCTGCCCGAGGATGATGAAGATGATTGAGTTTTTCACAGCGATGGTGCTGACCTATTCGGCGAATGGTGAAACCCTGCAAAGCAAGGTGCTGTTCCCCAGCCAAGCCGCATGCTGCGCGGCGATGGACACCTTCCACGAAACGCTCGACGCAAGCTTTCCCGGCACGATGACGCAATGCGTGGTCAGCGACATTCCAAGCAAATCAGTCAGACCACGCGCAAGGCCAGAAGGGCTGACCAAGTAATGGAAAAGTCAGACCTCTCACCCTGCGTCCTCAGAGATGCACCAGACGGCCACGGCCACATGCAAGCGCCAGCACCATACATCATCATCCCCGGCAGAGCATACGGCGATGAACGTATGCACAAATACCCCAAAACATTCCTCATACTATCGCTGTGCTGCGCACACTCCAACGCACAGAAAGGGTCAACACTCTGGGTCAACCAACAAACATTCGCAAACATGCTCGGTGTATCACAACAAGCCGTGTCACAAGCAATGAACAAACTATGCCAATGGGGCTACATGCAAAAGGTGAGAACGCAAAACCCACTGCGCACAAAAGGAAGAAAAGGCGCAACGTGGCGCGTTATATACGAACCCAGATACTCCCTAGAAGAAGCCATCAAGTACGCTCCAGAACCACCAAAAACACCAGAACAAGAATACCAAGACGCTCAAGATACCATCGATAAAGCCAACCGGGGAGCCAAAGGACAACTCACCAAAAGCGTACAAACACCTGTACAAACACCAGAAAATAACCCCGATGACGTACAAGCTGCACCTTGTACAAACGATAACTCACACAAGCTGCACCTTGTGCAGAGATACAAGGCGGGGCTTGTAAATAACAACAACAATAGAACAGTAAGATATAGCGAAGAAAATTGTAGAAGTCTTTGTAGAATGTATAGTGATATACACATGAAACACTCGGGACTGAGGTGGCAGTGGACGGTCGAGCAAGAGCGCATTGCCGGTGACCTGATCGACCTCGGGTACGACGAGGACACATTCGCAGAGATGGCAGCCGGGGTGGTCAAGTGGTTCGCTGGCAAGAACAGCAAGCCGCCACACTCGCTGCAATACTTTGTCATACGTCATAGAAACAAGAAGAAAGGAAATGCTGAGAAGGATAGTAGGCAAGTCATGGGGTCAGTAATCAGGTCGCTTACGCCGTGAGTGTACAAACGGCAGACGTTCGTTGCCAGAATGTACACGCTGCATGTATGGTGTACGCAGGGCATCGATCCGCGTGCAAAAAAAGCGACCTTATGCCCCCCCGCCCCCTGTCGCGTATAGGGGGTATCACACAAAAATATTTTGGGAAAAAGCTTGGAAGGAGTTTTTGATGAGAATGGATGTAATGCAAGCGAAGGAGGTTTCTGGTCGGGAGAAGCCTGTTTGGTTGAGGATTGGCAAGGCTTTTGAGAGGGAGGGTCGGTGGAGTTTAAAGTTAGATGTATTGCCGTTGCCGAATGGTGACGGTGACATTTGGTTACGGTTATTTGAGGAGAAGCCTCGGGACGGTGTGTCTGGTGGTGGTACTGATCCGTGGAAGAAGTCGGATGTATCATCTTCTCAGCAAGTTGGTTCGGGTGTTGGGGGGTTAGATGACCAAATCCCGTTCTGATGGTGGCAAGAAGGGTTTGGGGGGTCGTAGGGTTCCCCGCCCTGATTTTGCTATGGGCCGTGTGACGAAGCGGTTGCGTGGTTCTAAGATAATTTACGATGCTCGTGATGACATCGCTATGGATTTGATGGGGATGTATGCGTCGAAGGTGACGGATGTTGTTGACATTGTGGCTGGTGATGAGGGTGGTCAGACGGTTCGTTTGCGTGATGTGGATGATATTCCTGACAATGCGTTGCGTGCGATTAAGAAGATAAAGGTTACGCCGGGACGTTTTGGTGATGTTGTTGAGGTTGAGATGATTGACCGTGTGAGGTTGGGTCAGATGTTGGCGAAGGCGGCGGGATTGTTGGACGTTGAGAAGGAAGTGGATAAGCCGAGTGTTGTGAGCATTGAGATGGTAATGCCAGAAGAGGATAAGAAGGATGAATAAGCCTGTAGCGGGATTAAAGCTGAACTTTTCGTCTTCGCCCACTGTGGCGCGGTTTTTTAAGTCTGATGCGTTTGTGAGGGGGCTGATGGGGCCGGTGGGTTCGGGTAAGTCTTATGCGTGTTGTGCTGAGATATTCCGGCGTGCGGTGGAGCAAAAGCCTA